GTTCCAATAGGCGCTCCGCCATCGTTTACAGTTTTAAATTGTCCTGTTGTAGAGTTGTAGTAAAAGTCTCCAGTAATTGCGTCAGCATATTCTGCTGCTGGTGTTGATGGATCTATACCTGTAAAAGACCATTCTTCTGTCGTTGCAATATTAGTTCCACCTGGATTTCCGTTACCTCCAGACATTAATGCAACTGTTCCTGTTCCAGCTCGACCTAAATTTTCATCTCTAGCAGTGGCCATGTCATTAACTTCACTCCAAGAAGATCCGTTATAATTTTCTGTTTTACCACTTCGTGGGTTACCACCCATTACAATAACATCAGTTGTTGAACCAGCTCCTGAAAAGAAATGTCTTGCCGCGTTTAAATCGCTCACTTCAGTCCAAGTTGAACCATTAAAAGTTTCAGAAACAGCCACGTTAGAACCAGTTGTTCCTCCTGCAACAATCATTGCAGTCGTAGTTCCGTCTCCTGCTATGGCTTGTCTTGCTGTGTTTAAATCTCCTGTTTCAGTCCAGCTTGATCCATTCCAAGTTTCAGTTACGGATTGGTAACCTGGAGAACTAGCATCACTTCCTGCAGCCACTATTGCTGAGGTATATGTTCCACCCGCTGCAGTATCGTATCTACCTGTGTTTAAATCTCCTACTTCAGTCCATGCAGAACCGTTCCAAGATTCACATCTTGCTCTAGCTGGAGAAGCACTACTTTCTCCTCCAATTTCTAATATTGCTTCGGCGTTGGCTCCAGCACAAGATTGTCTAGAGTTTCCATCATTTATTTCTGATATTTCAGTCCAAGATGTTCCGTTATATTCTTCAACTTCAGTAAAACTTGGAGTTGATCCCCCATCATCTCCTCCTGCAACTACAGATGAAGTCTGTGTGCCAGCTCCTGGGTTTCTTTTTCTAGCATGGTTCATGTTACCACCACTAGCCCAAGTTCCTGCATAAGGATTATCAGCTAACGCTTGTGCGTATGGTGTTGGATCTGCTGTACGGGTTTGAACTTGAAACCCCTTTATACCTTTATAGTTAGACATAGCTATTATTTATCCTTTAATAGCCAACCTTGAGTAGAGTCTACGTAAACCAATGTAAAACCAGCTCTCTCGGTTGACACTGTTAAATCCGCTTCAGAACCCTGTATTTTGTGTGAGTTTCTTCCTACTGTTAAATTATTAGTATCAAAAGTACCTGCATAATCTATAATTGAAACTTCATCTCCCTGTGTTGCAGAACCTGGTAAAGTCATTGTAATTGCACCTGATGTTGTGTTAACAAAATAACCCTCACCTGCAGCCATTGTTGCGTTAGTTGTTGTTACTGCTTGCCAAGACGTTCCACCAGATACTTCAGCAAAAGATAATTGACCAACACCTGTTGTGCCTGACCCTGTTACTGATGCAACTTTTAAAAATCTATCTGCCGTAACGTTACCTGTAGGGAACTTTAATGTGTAAGATTGTGAACTTGAGTGGGCCGGAGATTGCAGCTTAATACCGTGGGAGTTGTTCTCGCAGTTAAGTTGTAGAGTTCCTGGGTTCGTATTACCACCAACTTCTACAACACCAGTTCCATTTGGTGTTAAATTAATCGCTCCGTCTGCCCCATCTGTAATTGTAATCGTACCAGAGTTTGTTCCAGAGTTTGTATCTAAAATTAAATCATATGCACCGCTTGATGTAATTGTTGATGCGGCTGATCCTGTACCAACTACAATTTCACCTGTTCCTTTTGGTGCTAAAGCTAAATCTACATTTGAGTCTCCACCTGCTGCAGCTAATTTTGGATCGCCACCCGTAGCAGCGTTTGTAACATTTACATAATTTACAGCTGAAGATGTTGTGCTAAAAAATAATTGTTCGTTTCCATTTTCGTCTCTAATACCGTGATCGGTATCAAAGTCTATCATGAAAGAGTTAGTGTCTAAATTACCACCTAATTGTGGTGATGTATCATCAACAAGATCACTCGCTAATGCGACAGAGTCAATACCTGGATTAGTGCCATCGTCTGCTTTTGCATAAACTAAAACTGTTTTACCATTTGCAATAGTGATACCAGAATCTGTTCCAGACACGTATTTAAATACTACGTTCTGAGAACCTGAAGTTGAGTTTTTTAAAATGTAAAAGTTTTGTACATCAAGAGGGATTGTAACATTTCTACTTGCTGTTAAGGATCCTGTAAATTCAATAATTCTATGCGCAAGAGTTGCACCCGTTCCACCATCTGTTACTGATAAAGTTGTATCACCAGAGTCAGATACTGCTTGTGTGGTAAAGCCACCAGATACTTGTTCTACGATCTGTAAATTTGTATTTGTTTTTGTTCCCCACGTTCCGGCGTTTTCACCAGTTGCCTGGAGTTCAATACCTAGGGGTGTAAATGTCGATGCCATATTAAGCTGCTTCTCCTGTTACGTCGTTATAGCTTGTATTTGAGCCAGTTGCAACATCCGAATATGATGTATTCGAACCCGTTGAAATATCACTATACGACGTGTTACTGCCCGTGTCAATATTCGCTAAAGCAGTAACATTCACTGCTCCTACACTAGCTGTAGCCGATTGTCCAGTTAAACCAACAACTTGATCTACTGGATCTACCGTGCCCACAGAAGCTGTTGCAGAAACACCAGTTAATCCCATTACATCTGCAGGTGTTAAAGTACCTGTTGAACCAGTTATAACTTGACCAGATAAAGTTACCACTGAAGATCCTAATCCTATTAAAGAGCCTAATTTGGTTTCTACTTCTAATCCTGTTAAAATAGCTGCATCATTAGGAACAACAACTGAACCTAAATTACTAGTTATTGTAAATCCTGATGGAAAAACGGCTGTGCCAACAAATGAAACTGCATTTCCTAAAGTTGAAGTTATAGCTTGTCCCGTTACAGATACATCTTCGTTTGGTGCAACAGCTGTTCCTTGCGCTGAAGTTATAGCTTGTCCTGTTAGACCCATGACTTGATCCGCAGGATCAACTACACCAATGGCTCCTGTTGAAGATAATCCAGATACAGCAAAAGATACTTCTGTTACATTTGTAACTGTTCCTAAAGTTGATTGGAATAACACTCCACCGACTTCAACTGTTTTTGGTATTACAGGTGATATAGATCCTGTTGAAGATGTAGATGAAACACCTGATGGTTCCACTAATGCATTTGCTAAAACTCCAACTGCACCTACGTTAGAAGTTATAGATACACCTGTTAATGAAGCTGTCTCGTCGGCTAGATTTCCCCACTCACCATCATTCCATGCTTTTGCACCCCAACCAGTTGCAAGTAATGCGTCACGGTTCCAATACGCTTGGCCCCAGGTGAATCGACCCCATCCTGATTGAACCGACATGCTGGTCCTCCTATGCTAATCTTATGATAGCGTTTGTAGCGTCTGCTGTTGGGAATTGAATTGTAAAAGTTCCGTTAGTCGCTGTTTTATCAGAGCCAAAAGCAATTGCACAAACAGCTACATTAGATGCAGATGAATTGTAAATTAATGCGCCGTTAGCTGTAAAAGAAGCTGATGTAAAACTTACATCATCAAAATCACAAACTGCAGTTGTGCTTGAGGCAACCGGAGTTACGCTTGTTAACGTAGCACCGCCTGAAGTGTAAGCAGTTCCAGATGTGTTAGTAATTTCTTCTGACGTTGAAAATGCAGTCGTTGATGCACCAAGAGTTGCATCACTATCATACAATGCAATTTTAAAAGTGTTACCAGTTGTTGCTGTAAAATTGTGAACACCTTTTAATAGTTCTACTTTAAAACTTGTACAAATTGCCGATGTTATTGCCATAAATTTTCTCCTACGGGTTTACTGAGTTAATTGGTATTCTAACTGTTCCATCAGTGTAGTCGTCTCTTCTACGTCTACCAATTTGCTCATTTGCAAACTTCTGTACTTCTTCTTTATACTTTGTTTCGTATAAAGTCAACATATCTGCTGGTCCTTTCAGGAAGCCATAAGCCTCTGATAAACAGCAATATAGTAGGCCATTTGGGAAGTTCAGACTGATATAGTTAGTGTCATTGTTCTCTAAAAGAGCTGGTGCCACGTTATAGTGAACTCTAAATTTATAGTTCGTATTAGGTGTAGGGGCTAAAAAGATACGCCCTGAATTAGTATCAGCCTCACCTGTAGCTCCACCAAACATAGCGTAGTACTTTGGTTTACCCTGTGCTGCGGATGTGCCTGTAATCGGTTGATATTCTTGTAGATAAGTTACGTCTTTTTTCTCTAACCATGTATTCGATCCAGTAAGCACGGCGCTTGAATCATAAACTTGTATGCCTCTAATAAATACAGCTCCAGCTGGACAGTTAATTGTTTCTTGTCCTGGAACTAAATTACCAGATTGTTGTTTTCTATCTGCATCGATAGGCAGATCTCTAAATATTCTGTATTGTGCATTTAAAATAATATTTTCTAAAACAGAGTCAGACAACACATTAGAATCAACTTCTGTGTAACTTCTTATTTGTGTTTTTAATCCTGATGCACTTAATCCTGCCATTATGCTACTATAGTGACCGGTCCTGCGGACGCAAGGCCACCTCCTCCTGTTCCCGAAAACGAGGCATTAGTGCCTGCTCCGAATGTGTAATTA